ATCATGTTTAAAGGAAACGTTAATAAAAAGAATCCAAAAGCATACAAAGAAAACGGATTAAAAGTACATATGACAAACATATGTTCAGAAATTGCATTACACACCGATGAAAACCACAGTTTTGTATGTTGTTTATCGTCTTTAAATTTAGCAAAATATGAAGAATGGAAAGGTACAAATCTTATATACGACGCTATATGGTTTCTTGACGGCGTTATGGAGGAATTTATTCAAAGAGCAAAAGGACTTAGAGGTTTTGAAAATGCCATTCGTTCTGCTCAAAAAGGACGAGCTCTTGGGCTGGGTGTCTTGGGATGGCACACGTACCTCCAAGAGAAAGGTATCCCTTTTGAAGGTTTACTTGCTCAGTTTGAAACTAGGAAAATATTTTCGCAAATTAAAATTGAAAGTGAGAGGGCTAGTATGGTTCTTGCAGAAACTTACGGCGAACCTTTATGGTGTGCTGGAACTGGCATGCGCAATACTCATCTTCGCGCTGTTGCTCCTACCGTTAGCAATAGTAAGCTCAGCGGCAATGTCTCGGCGGGAATAGAACCTTGGGCAGCTAACGTGTTTACTGAGCAATCGGCTAAAGGAACGTTTATACGCAAAAATCCTACGCTTGTTAAATTACTTAGAAAACATAAAATAAATACAAATGAAATATGGAATAAGATATTGGCTGATGGTGGCTCTGTCCAAAATATTGTTGAACTTGATGATATTGTTATGGGACACGAAATCCCCGCAAAAGAAGTCTTTAAAACGTTTAAGGAAATCAATCAACTAGAATTAGTTAATCAAGCTGGACTGAGACAGCAATATGTAGATCAGTCAGTTAGTTTAAACTTAGCTTTCCCTAGTGTAGCAACACCTAAATGGCTTAATAAGGTACATTTTGAGGCTTGGAAAAAAGGAGTTAAGACTTTATACTATACAAGAACAGAGAGCGTCCTGCGAGGCGATATTGCACAGCAAGCAATGAATGAAGATTGTTTGGCGTGTGATGGCTAAAGGCTGAAAGTTATAACTATTTAATATATATAAATCAAAAAAGGGCTCTCGTTATGAGGGCCCTTTCTGGTTACAGGAACTATTAGGTATGGTACGCCTATTTATCTTGTTCCTTTTTCTTTTTGTATCTACTAACTCTTCCTTTAGTATTTTTTTCATTTCTAGCCGCAGCTTTTTCAGCAGGTGTTAATTCACTCCAAGTTGATGGCGTATCTTTTGAAACTTTTTTGGTAGGTCTAAAAGTGTTTTCGTCTGTTTCGCTATAATCTTTTTTGCCGCTAGGTGTTTCCCATTCTTCTTTAAACCAACGGTTTAAGTTTTTAAACGGTGAGTTCATTTTAAAAGGCGAGCTCATTACTTTTTTGATGAATTACCCCAGTTAGCTGCACCTACTTTTCTGCATTTAACCATTGCTCCACTTCTATACGCAGAATTTCCTCCCTTATACCTTGCCGCTACTTTTTTATAACAAGCGTCCTTTAATTCTAAAGGTGATGTCATATCTTCAATGTGACTGTTAATTTCTTTTGATTGCTTTAAATGCATTTCAGAAGCTCCCTGCAATTCTTTAACTATTTCAGATAATCTTCCTTTTTTTAATTTTCCCATTTATTTATATATTACAATATTCTTTATAAGCATCAAAACACGGACAGCTTTTCGCGGCAAACTCATTGTGGCCATGAATAGTTGCACTTGTATGCATTTTTTTTAATGTTTTAAGCAATAACAATAAGCTTTCTTTTTGCTCAGGCGTTCTAGTATCTTTAGCAATCCATTTGCCATTATCTCCTCTTTCTTCTTCAACTCCTCCAATATAACAAATACCTATAGAATTTTTATTCATTCCTTTAACGTGAGCCCCTGGCTCATATACGCTACGGCCATATTCTATTGTACCGTCTAGCAAAACAACGTAGTGGTAGCCTATGCCTTTCCAGCCTCTTTTTAAATGCCATCGGTTTATTTCAGCGGCATCTAAATGCCTACCTTCCTGTGTAGCGGAGCAATGAACAACTATTTTATCTATATTGCGCATATAGTTAATTTTCTATTATTGATTTTTTCTTATTGCCTATATTAGTTTCAGGATTAGTAGGAGCAGGCTTAGGGTCTTGTTCTTCTTTTATGTTAGACTGCCATTTGCCATTTACGCAAGCCATTGTTTTAATTTCAGAATTAAACTCTTTCGCTTTTCCTCTTTTTATATAGCTTTGCTTTAATTTTTCTTTAGCAATTGAACACTTGTCTTGTTTTTGAAACGGTGAATTTGATCTCATATTTTTATTTTTTTTCTTTATGTTTATTACAAAAGCTTTTTGCAGCTGCAACGCTACCAAAGCCCCATTTTTTTAAAGCCATAGCTTTTCTTGTTGGCTCTCCTTTAGCGTCTTTCATAGCGCCTGCCATACCTGCAAATCTACATGCAAACGATACTCTTCGTTTACCTGTCCCCGATGTTTGTCTTGACCCTAAAGTTTTACCTGTTTCTTTTTTGTACTTAGACCGCATCTTGCGATTAGACTTTTCATAAGCTTGTTCCTTTATGAAAAGTGGTGAATTGTTTTCCATTACTTTTCTTGTTTAAGTTTAATCCATTTTGTTAACGTATACCCTATAGTTATTAAGAGTAAAAAAATTTTCAATCCATCTTCTATTTGTGTAAAAGTGGTTATGCTTAATGCTCCTGCATTAATGGCGTATAATTTCATGTCTGATATGCTCATTGTTTATTTGTTATTTTTTTACTTTGCCGTCTGGGCCGTATTTTTTATAAATATCTAATATTTTTGTACTTGTTTCTTTAGGAACAAAAGAACCTACAGATCCAGCAAAATTATTAGTTGCATCTTCTAGGGATTCCATAATAGGTCTACCGTTTAATACATTCGTGGCTTCATGAACCAATCCTCCTATATTAGATCCTGCGCTAGCTACCATTTTTCCTAAAAAAGTATCTCCAAATCCTCCTAATTTTTTTTGTATTGCTCTAGCTGTTTCGTCTCCTGCTAAATAATGTCTAGCTAAATCTCCGTACTCAAAACTATTTTGCTCTTCCATTAAACCGTCTTCGTCTGGAACTATATTTAGGTATTCATCAGTTCTTTGTCTGGCTTTTTCCTGTGGAAAACCTAAATATTCTTCTGCTTGGTGTTCTAAGCTTTTATGAGGCTCTCCTTCATGCATCGCAAAAGGGCTTTTTCCACAAAATTTTTTTTGAAATGGTGAACTCATTATTTATTTTTATACATTAGTTCTAATATTTTTTCTACTCGGTCTTTTTCATATTTTAAAGCTCTTACTTGCTTTTTACTTAAGCCATAATCTAATAAAGTTTTTACTTGCTCAGGTTTATTTTCGCCTTTAATAGAATCAAACTGTCTTCTAAGCTTTCTTTCAGCGGTTTGTTTTCTAGGCTTTGTTTTTTTCTTAGGTTCTTCTTTAACTCCTTCAACCTTGGCTTCAGGTTTTACTTCAGGTTTTACTTCTGGTGTAACTTCTTCTTTTTGAAGTTCTATTATTTTTTCAACTCTTTGCTGCTCTTTACCTAAAGCTTTTATTTCTTTTTTAGTAAGCCCTAAATCTAAAAGCATGTCAACTTGCTCTTGAGTTTTAGTTTCTTTCTTCATTGTATTAACATCTTCGATTGCTTGCTCTTCAGGAGTTAATACTTTTGCAGCATCAAATCCACCGTAATAACCAAGACCTACATCCCATGTGGACCAACCTAAGCCTAGTGCAACTTTTTGCCAAAGAGCGGATTGTTCGTTTACAATACCCCGCATACTATTTAGCTTTTTTATAACTCTATCAAAAGGAACATTGGTAAGCCCTGTTGTTATTTGAGCACCTGCTAAATAAGCTGGATTGTCTAAACTAAACCCTTTGCTTTTTATATCTTTCATATTCCAACTGAAACTTCTAAGACCGCTGTTTATTTTTTGTATCTTAGAACCAAGAGGCGGCGAGAATCCTAATAAATCAAATACTGCTTCTTCGTATTTGGATCTATCTTTTGCATGTTGCTTACCCAATTCCATTAAAGCACTCTTTACCGCAACCACTGCTGCGCCACCAATACCTAATCCTTTAAGCTGCGAGTCAATCATACCGTTTGCTATTCTTGAAATCTTTTCACTTTTCTTAGCGTCCATTTCTTCTTCGTCATCTTCGCCAAAGCCTAATGCAAATACAGCTTGTTGCAATGCATTGAATATTAAGTTTTGTATAGCACCGTAATAAACAATTTTAGATACGTTTGTTTTCCAATCTCCTCTGCCATTTATAAGATCTTGGGCTGCTCTTTTTTGAATACGAGCATACTGCATAGGTGTGTTTGCCCACGCTAATATTACACGACCAGCACCTGATGCTTGTTGCGCACTAATTCTGTTTGGATTACTTGATTGTTGGCTTTCTTCTGCTATTTGTCTAAAATCGTCAAATGCTTGCTTTTCTGCAGCTTTCTGATCCATACCTTTAGCAACTAAAGCTTTTACTCTATTTCTGTAAAATGTAGATCCTCCTGCTGCAATAGCAAAACTATCCGCAAATCTGGTCATAACAAAACCTTTGCTTAATAGGAACGCTATAGCAGACTTTACTTTGTTTTTAGAATCTCTTACAGCGTCTGCTATTTCAGATTCACTTACATTTATTTTAAGTCCGTTTCTACGTTCAACTAAATAATCAGAATTCATAAGTGTCATAAAGTCACTCCAGAATTGTTTTTGATTTGCAAATGCTAAACCAGCTTTAGCAATATTATTATCACCCCAGTTTATAAAGTTTACCGACGATATGGTTTGAAGCAATGCAGATCTTGTGTTTAAGAACATTACAGCACCCACAGAATTGTTTAACCAATCTAGCAATCCATCAGTAACTCTGTTACCGCCTGGAGGTCTGTTGCTGCCAGATTTCATTCTACGTAAAGAATCCTCCATAGCTTCACGCCATCTAGTTCCGTATGCAGCTTCCATTTTATTCATATTATCTTCTGAAAATATAATGTCTACATTTTCTCTCCACTCTTGTTGATACTCTGCTCTGTTTACTTTATTAATATCATTTATAATATCGCTAGTTATGTTGCCACCCAGCCAATTATTTCCAGGCTTAGGATAAGGTTTGCCTTTTTGAATTTTCATTAATTCATCTGTAAACACACTGAGCTCTGCATTGTTGCTTACAAAATCATTTAATTCTTTTATATCTTTTTTAGATAAACCTGGAATGCTCATACCTTGTTTAGACCATACAGCAACACGAACAGCCTGCGAAAATGTAAATCCACCTATACCCGTTGGTTTGCTCAAGCTTTTAGGTAAAGTTTTTAGGTTTTGTTTTAACGCTTTAAAATCATTAGCTGCTGCTATTTTAGCTTGTGTTACAGCTGATTCAGCTCTATCATAAGGATCAAGTAAGTTTGTTTTAAGAAATGCCATTTGAGCATCTCCTTTTTTACCTTTACCTAACATTTTATATAACAATCCTGTGAAATCTTCAGCCGATGCTGGAATAAAGAAATTAAATTTTCCTTTGTTAGCACCAACTGTTTTAGCTCTAGCTGCAGAATATTTTTTATAAGCTGCAATACCAGCCGAGTCTTCAATCATATCATTTACGATAGTATTAAAAGTTTCCCCTTTGCTTGCTTTAGCTAATTGAACTTTAGATTTAACATCTACTTGGCCAAGCACTTCTTTAACTGCTTTTACGTTTTTAATAGCGTCATCTGCAAAATAAAAATCATTATAACCTTCAGCTGCCTTACCCATTATCCAACCTGCTTTGGCTTGTGCTGTGCCGTCTCCTAAGCCTTTAATATTCTTTAAAGGTATATCAATACCATTTGCTTTCATAAAAGCTTTTATAGGACCATCAGCATTTTGCGGTCTTGCCGTAAGTATAAAAACATCTTCTGTTCCTCTTGCGTCTGCTATTTTTTGAGCAACTTCAAACAAAGGCCCTTTCTTACCTTCAACTACTTTGCTAAATTCAGAGAAGTCAAATTCAGCACCTTGAGATTCAAGATCTGAAGCTTGCTGAGCAAACTGCGTGGCGTTTATTTGAGTAGTAGAACCATCAGGCATATTAACAATAACCATACTTTTTGATTTAGCCAATGTATCGTCAAAATCAAATACCCTAATTTTCTTAACAGGTTGATCTAGTTTTCTAGCAAGCTCTAAAGCTTTATCGGTTTTAGCTAAAGCGTCAATGCTCATAGGAACCGTTATGTCTCTATTGTATTCTATAGCCTTAGGAATTAAAATACTATTTCCTTTAGAGGCTTTCATCATGCCAGGCGCTAACTTGTCATAAGCTAATCCTTGTTTTCTAGCATTTTCTAAAGTTATATCACCGCTAAAAAAGTTTTTAAGTAATGTCTTTTGTATATTTGTTGGTAATCCATTTGTACCAAAAAAGTATTCAGAAAATGTTTTGTTTTCAGGTAAAAACTTGTAGTTGTCTAAGTTTATATCAGCTTCAACTAATCTTATTAAAGAGGCTGTTCCTTCTGGTATTTTTAAATCGCCTGATAATATTCTTGGAACCATAACATCCCAAAAGAAACCCGGCATAGACCTACCGTATTTTATATTTACTTTGTTATCGTCAGCCATAGTTAAAGGGCCTTGCATATAAGCAGCTGATACAATTTTAAAAGTATTCTTTACATTGCCATTTATGGCAGCAGCTAAAAGCATACTACCTACATTATTTTGGGGCATGTTATGCTCTTCTCTAATTTCAACGTTAAAATCTATTTCACCTTTACTATTTAGAGGTAAATATAATATAGGAGGGCTTATTCTCATTAAGCTACCCATATCGTTTTGCGCATCGTCAAGCATTTGCTCAAATAAGAAATCTAATTTAGGATTTTTCTTTATAAAAGACTGAACATCTAACCAGTAATTTTCTAAATACTCAAGCTTAGCATATTGATCTTTCAAAAAATCTTTTTCGTTTGTTTTTTTAACAAAAGATTTAGACAATTTTCTTTTACTATCTTTGTAAGGATCTCTAGTTATTATTTCATAAACCTGCCCGTCTTTTATGATTAGCCTGTCAAATATTTTAGTAGATCCCATGCTAGATCTTCCTAAGGAACTAGTAGTAGACTTTCTTATTATTTCCCTGTATTGTGGATACTCTTTTAAAAACGTATTTATAGCGTCCGTCATTAAATCTAGATTACCTCCTAGTATTTTATAACCTGACTTTAAAGGAATATTTTTATCTGCAGCTCTTTCTTTATTATTTATAATTCTAGCTGGTAAAAGCGGTAATCCAAGGAATTCTTTAACATCACCAAGACTTTTAAAACCTAAATCATTTAATTGTTTTACTGTGTAGTTTTTTAAAGTTCTACCTGTTATTTTACCTGTTTTGCTTTCTGCCGCTTCTTTAAAGTTTATCTTTTCACCACGAGAAGCCATAGACGTGTTTTTACCCGCAGCAACATCTTGCTTAGCTTCAAGACTTAAATCTGTGTCAGATCTTACAATTTCGTTTGTAACTAACTTACCGTATAGACTAGCAATACCTTTTAAAGCTTGAGCCTGAGAAGATCTAGCGTTAAACCCTTCTTGCTTTTTGCCATCAACAATGCCAAACGCTTTTAAAAATTGTGCTTTGTTTATTCCTTTATTTAAAACAAACGGAGCAAGCCCAGCACCTTTGCCAAGTCTAGCTTTTTTAGTATAAAATGCGTCAAGCAATCCTTTTGGCACACCTGTAGAGGTGCCTAAGAGCTTGTCTGTTGCAGCTTCTACTACAGCGCCTTCCGGTAATATCTTTAATAATTTATCTGCGTTCTTATTGACAAATTGCTGAATAGCCGTAGCATCTGCTTTTGATAAATTAGCAGCAGGAACTGTAAGCTTTTTAACTGGTATGCCAATTTCTTTTGCAATAATTTCAGGAGCTAAGTCACCTAATTTTTTAAACGTTAAATTTTTAGGATCAATGTCTTTAACCTTATCCTGTATCTGTTCTTTAATTTGAGTTACCGCATCTTTAGATATAAAAGAGCTGGGTTTTATTTTTCTAATAACAGGTTTTGTAGCCACTTCTGTCGCTACTTCTTCAGCGGCAACTCCTTTAGCTTCTGTTACATCTGTAGTAAACTCTTCGCCTAAAACTCTTTGCGAAGCTTCTATAGCTCTAGCAGGTAAAAACTTATTTACATAAGCAGCTAATGGCACACCCGATTTAGGGTCGTATTCTTTAATTAAATCTATAATACCGCGTTTGCCTGTTTCAATTTCATCTGTTAATAATTGGCGATCAAAATTAGGTGCTTCGCTTCTTTTATCTACTATCTTATTTACAATAGGTTTAAATTGCTGTATAATATCAAAAGCACCATCTACACCTTGAGCTTCAAATATTTTTTGAACTTTGCTAGAAGCTTCAATATTAGAATCTTTACTTTCTTTAACTGTATCATCATCTTCTTCAACAGTGTTAATTTTTAAAGTCCTATTTTGAACTCTGTCTTGAAAGTTAGACATAAAATTAATAACATCACTAGCTGAATCTAATCTAAGAAGCCAGCTAGAATCCCCCATTATGCTAGATATAGTATTATTTAAAAAACCACGTACAGAAGGCATCATCCTAATATCGCTTCTACTTATTTTACCGAGTACAATAGCATTGTTTATTTGAGCCATAACCTCCTCAATGTCAACACCGGCCTTGCCTCTTTCTCCAGATTTTAAAAACACTTTGCCTTTGCCTTCTTTATAAAGATTAAACCTAGACATTAAATCATTATAATCTTCTTCTGTTATTAAGCCTTGATTTTTTTTATCTGTTATTATTCTAACAACGTCATTAATAGCATTTGTTGCAGATTCATCTAGCTCAAAACTACCATCTTTATTTTTCTGTTTTCTTAAATTTTTAGAGTTAACATTCATATGAAATATTTCCTCTATAGGTGCAATAGCTGCATAATTTGCTTGCGCTCGAGTTCCAGCATGCATACGTAAATTTATAGCTGCTTGATTAACTATTATGTCATTTCCAACTTGAAGAGCGTTTGAGGGTGCATCTCCTGTTAATTTTGGCAATACATCTGCTATTTGATTATCTGAATACCCGTAATCTTCTTTTAATATTTTTTTTACTTCCTCAGGATTTGTAAAGTCTGAAATATTTATATACTGCCCATCGGGATTCATTAAAGTTAAAGCAACATCTGTTGCTAAATCATTAAGCCCTAATGTGTACTCTAAATCTATGTTAGCAGAAGTCCCTAGTTGTTCGTTTAAATTTTTAGCCTTAAGAGCCATTTCTCTAGCCTTTGTATTTAAAATTTTATCTTTAACTTCTAACAAAGCTGCAGCTTCTTTTTTAATTTCCTCTAAAGCATTTTTATTAGAATCTGAAGTATCGCCTGATTTGCCAATGCCTTTAGCTTCATTATTCATTTGCCTTAACTGCCTATTTATTTCAGCAACCTCAAATATTTGTTCAGGAGTTAATCTGGACATTTTTTGCATAGTAGCACTGCTAGATAAAGCTAATTCTTTAATTATTGCTTTTTTTCTTTTTTTTGCAATTTTAAGATCATTCCCCTCCAAGCTTTCCATGCTAGCAAAAAGGTTTGTAAGCTCATCTCTTAGTTTTATATTATTTTTAATTTCATCACGACTAGAAAAATCCGATTTAACAGCAGCTATAATAGTACCTGTTGTTGTAGGTGTTGTCATAGCTAAAGTGCTAAACAAAGTTTTTACAGCAAAATCTGCGTTAATACCTTCCATAAGACTTTTATCTTCATCTAATGTAATAACATCAAGCACATTATGGCCCCAAGCGGTTACCGTTTCTTCAATAACTTCAATAGGCGCTGCTTTTGTAACAACAGGTCTTAAACCTCTATAAACATTTCGGGCAGTTGTCCAGCCTGCAAATTGAAAATCATTTTTATATATTTTTGTTTTAATTACATTTTTCATTCCGCTTTTGGTAGCTGTTTTTCTAAGTATACTTGGTATTTTTAAAGTACCAACTCTTTCAGCCGCCATTGCTATACCTCCAGTAGTATAAGAATTAAAAGCTAAAGTGCTAAAACTTCTATTTAATTTTATTTCAGCTTCGTCTATTTCTTCTACTAAAGCATCTATTTCTTCTTGAGTAATTAAACCCCATCTTTTTTTCTGTTCAATGCCTTCTAAAAATTTTATAGCTTCATATTTTTGCGTGGATAAATCGTTAAATTTACCTCCAGCTTCCACTGTAAAAAATCCACCTTGTACAGCTCTTGATGCATACAAAGCTCTAGTTCTTTGTGCGGCAACGTAAGCTCTTTGTGCCTCAATATATGCTTTAGACCCCACCGTCAAACCCTCTGCTGCTTTAAAACCTTTACCAACTGCCCCAAAAGGAAGCATAGACATAAGAATAGTTCCTGATTGATCAGAAGTAGCTTGAAGAGCGTAATCTGTAAAGTCAATACCTTTTTTTCCAATATCATTTAAAGTTAAAGCCGTAGAAAGTTTAGAGCGTTCTTTTTCAAGCTCTTTGTTGTATTCGTAAAATAGCTGTTGCATATTATCAATACCTCTATCCATCAAAACGTCCATTTCTGGCGATTGTGTTACAGCTTTTATTCCTTCTAAAACCGTTTGACCAACTAAATTAGAAAAATTTGCAGGGCCAGCAACAAAAGTATCGTATATAGAAGAAGTTATTCTTTTCCAATTGCCATAATTTAAACTTAAATTTTTATCTATTAAAGCGGCTTTATCAAATAAATTTTCAGGTAAATTAGAAATATAATCGTTTTTAAGATTTGTTATTACCTCGTAAGATGCTTGCGTTTTATTCAAGGCTTCTACTTTAGCTTCAACATTTAATTTTAAATAATCGTTATATTTAACTTTATATTTTCCTTTTAAATCTTCAAGTTGTTTAATTTGTTCACTTGTAAAATCTGCATCTTCTGGTTTAAAAATAAATGTTGCAAAATTGCCGTCTTTGTCAGGGGACACTCCGGCCGCTTCAGCTTTTATTTTTGTAATTTGTTTTTGAATTTCGTTTAATTTATCAACAGTTGGCTTAACATCTTTATCTAATATAGCAACTTGATTTTTTAATTGCTGCTCTATAGGCTTAATTTTATCATTAAAAGTATTTATTTCTTCTTCAGCCTTTCCTGCTTCTTCAAAAGTATCTGTAAAGTAATTATACATAGGAGAAAGCAAAGGATTAGTATCACCTTCAGCTTTTAGCCCTAATTGTATATTTTGACTTATTAAATCAAGTTCTGCTTGATAGTTAAACTCAGAAGGGGCTTCAAATTCTCCTTTTTTAAATTCTAAATACTCATTGTATTTATCCCCTAAAGTATTTTGTAAATATTTATTATATTCTTCATCAGATTCAAATTCACGAGCCGCACCGTAAGCAGCGCCTTGTCCTGTGCTGGTTCTAACTGCGTTTCTGCTCTTTAAATTTTTTAAATTAAAATAATCTTCATTAGCTTTTTCTTTTACCTTTGATGGAGGCGGCGGGTCCAAAGCAAGCTCGTCAACTAAATTAGCAATTTTTCTTGATTCCAAAGCAGCTCCTGGTGAATTTAAAATATCTTTGTAAGGGAGCCTAATAGAACCCGAAGTAATTTCACCGCCGGAAGGCTTAAGACAAGGTGCGTTTGGATCTGGACAAAAATATTTTTTATATTCACCACTAGAAATAGTTGTAAAACCATCTTCACTTACAACGGCTGTGCTTGTTCCTCCGCTGCCTTTTTCTTTGGTTTCATCTATAGCATTTTGAACTATTAAATCGGTATCAATATTGCTTTGTATCTTAAGCTCTTCTTTTGTAGGGGCATATGGGTTTTTATACGTTACAACAGGCGGATCTTTTTCATTGTTTAATACATCCGAAGAACCATTTTCCGAATTTAAGACCGTATTGGTCGATCCTGTATTGGTCTCTGTTTCTACAACAGGATCGATTTTCTTTACTTCTTCTAAGTCAAAAGGTTTAAATTCTTCATCTTTAGTTTCTTCTGGTTTAAGTACAGTTCCAGTTCCAACTGGCTCACTTTTTTCTTGCCCCCAGTTATTGTTTTTTTTCCATTGCTCAATAAGCTTTATTTTTTCAGGTTCAGAAAGATAAATTGGCAATGAATCTACATATTTTTGTAATTCGTTCATTCGATTTAATTTAAGTTGTTATCATCTAAAAATTTTTGCGCCTTTGCTTTTTTAGCTTCTGCTAAATCAAATACCGCTGCATCTTCTTTTACTGTAGGTGTTTGATTTTTTGTAAATTGCTTTAGATAATTATTCATAAAGTATTCTTTGTATTTTGTTTCAAATAAAACTTTTTTATCTTGTTGTAAAGGTAAGTCTAATTCATAACTCCAACTAGTGTTTCCAGCATTAGCATTTTGAGCCATTTGGTCGTCCTCACTGACACTTGTGTCTTTAGATATATAAACGTTCCAAGCAGCCACTACATCTTGCTCAGAGCTCATTAAACCAGCAACCTCAGCATTTATAAAAGGTGTTACTTTCTTTTCAATTTTGGCCATGTCAAACTTGAGCACATTTTTTCCTTTTCCTCCGCCTAAATCTATAATTTCATAATCAAAAGAACCATCTGCATTTTTTATTACAAATTCTTCACTTATTTTAGCTGTAGCCTTTAATTCTTTATTTTCATTAATCATTTCTTGCATAAACAAACCAGTTTCAGGCAATAAGGCCTGCATTTCACTATTTATATCTGGAGTTGATGCAATTAAAGAAGTATCTGAATTTATTAAGGACTGAAGAGATACATTGTTAATAACTAAAGGATAAGGCACTTGTATGTCAATAACCTCGTCACCAATTAGCATAGGTTGCATTCTAACAAAAGCAGGGCCATTAAATTCAATTTGTTGACTGCCATTTTCTAATAAGTCTAAATATACCTCATAGCCATCATTTTTTGAATAACCAGGTCGAGCCATCATTATGCTATTAGCCACAGCGTATCTAAAATCATTGTTAGGATCAAAAGCATTTTCATCTGTTACATTTAATTCTGCAATTAAAGTAGTTAAAAAATCTGTTGATTTTTGAGGAGCTTCTTCTAATTGTTTTAGTTGAGCTAATTCATACGAGCAATGTTCTGATTGGCAGCGATTAGATTCAATAGCAATTTTAATTTTAGCATAATGTTTGCCAGCGAGCCTATATGCGTTATCTAATAAGCGAAAGTTATAATCACTTGGATTAGCTACAAATTTTGGATTGTAAGCTATTGCATTGCTTTCATTAAATTGCTTTAAAAATAAGTTTTTTTGTATATTTATATTATCCATTGTGTTTTATATAAAATTTATTGCCCAGCCGTAATAGTAGAAGAAGCTATACTGCCTAAAGAATTAAACATACCTCCTATAGCGCTTGCTTGGTCTTTATTCGCCTGTGCTTCTGCTTGCTTAGACATACCTAGCTGAGCAGCTACTCTGTCTAGCTCAGCAACTTGTCTTCCTTCTCTTGTGCTAAACATAAATTGTTCTCCTGCAACATCCGCCTGTTGTAATCTTTGTGCTTCAGCCATTTTTTGTTGCTGTAAATTAGCCTCCCCTGCAGCTCTTTTATCTTCGTTGGCTTTTTCCTGTGACTCAATACTAGCCGCAACTCCTTTTTTAGACCGTAAAGCGGCTTGAGCTAACGCTGTGGCTCCACCAGCGCTCCCCCCTGTTTGTCGTATAGTGTCTAATGTATTTGCTAAAGATATATCAGCTTCTTCTATTTTCATTTCAGCTGCACCTGTAGCTACAGATAAATTGGCAAAAGGATTACTTACCATGCTACTTAAATCCGTTATACCTTCATATGGGTTTATTATAGCTTGACGATTTTTTTCTAAATTATTTAATTTATTAGTAAGCCTTCTTCTTTCTCTAGCAGCAGCTCTAGCTCTTTTTTTAGCAGCATTAGAACCAAAAATTCCACCTGCTATGCTTGCGACACCTCCTATGATGCCCACTGTTACCATGCTCATATTAGTATATTTTTATTGTTCATATTTTCGTATTCTTTGTAACTGGCACAAGTAAGAATTTCCTCTAGCTTATCAGTGTCTGTTATGTTGTCTGGGTTTGGGTGCACATTTATAAAAACCGAATCTTCTAAAGCCTTTATAACTCTTTTAGCACCTGATTTAGCGTTTACATATGTAGGAGCTTCATACTCAAAAGTGCCGCTTTCTGTAGCAACCTGTAAGTGACCTTTCATTAAAAACCACGTATGTGATCTATTATGTATTTTACCAATAACAATTCCTCCTTTATGCATTTTCATTTCTCTAATATAAACGCCTTCTGAAAAAGAATGCGTTAAAGGAAAAGCTGATGAATTGCCTTTAACTATTTGATCGTGCTCCATGCCTAGCAACTCGTTTTCTAAGTCTATTACTTGATTTCTAAAATTAGCTACCGTTAATTCTTTTGACTTGTAATTATTTAATTTATTCATTTAATATCCGTTATTTGACGCATAAGAACTAGTTATTGAAAACAATTGTTTTTCACCGCCCGGGTTGGTTGTTTCATCTGTTGCCATAACTCCTGTAACAAAATATCCTTTTATTCCGGAAACGGCTTCTCCAAAAATTATTTCACCAGGCATTGGTGTGCTAGCATTTATTAAGTTAGATACGTAATTGTTTTCTTTTCTATTAAATCCTGCGTAATATTTTGGCAGAGCCGGACTTGTAGTCCCAAATGTAGCTTGATAATTAGCCCTTGCTACTGCAGCCCCGTTAGCAGGATTAAATACATATTCGCCTTCGTAATAGCTTAATATACCACTTGATTGATCAAAATACATTTCCAAAGCTGAATTAGAAGGATTTAAATTTTTACCAGTAGCATCTGATGAAAGAGATAATAACTTCCAACCGTTGCTACCTTCATAACCTATTGTTTTGAATGTTTTTGATCTAACTGGTTCCGCGTTTAATATAAATGTTACGTTAGCACCCCCGTTTACGCCATAGAAATTGCCTCTACTAGCTCTGGTGTCGTAATGTTTCCATAATTTTAAAACATTGCCTACTTTTTGTACAGAATAAAAATTAGCTCCCAAACTAAACATTACTTGAGGGGCATAAGAGTATCTACTTGTCCAACCTCGTACAGATTCGTCGAATGACAATGTATTATACACTGGCGGTATTACCGTTGGTGCGCTGTATTGCTGTAAAGAAGCAACATACTGGTTATTATATATATCGTAAGCACCTAAAACAGATCCTACACCAGCGGTTGTATTTAAGTTATTTAGATTATCTCTAAAGAAATCTTTCATATTAATAGCAGAGATCTCATCAATGCCAGATCTGCTTAATCGTAATATTGCATTGTTTTCTTTATCTGCAAAATATTTATGATATCCATAAATAGCAAAGCTTTCTGGATTTTTACTTATACCATACTTACCAGCATAGGGTTGTATAACCCCTATAGTTAAATTGCTTGCAGTAACTGCTCCACCGCCTTCAGCTGCATATATAGCATCTTTGTCGACTAACGCTCTACTAACTTTTCTTTCTTGAAATATAACTAAATTAGTATCTTCGGCATATAGTTTTTGTATTGAACCATTAGCTGGATCAGCACTTTTTGTTATATCGTCAGCTGTAGAAAAAACATTTGTATTGTTAATTCCTGTTCTTGAATTGAATATACCTGAGTATATTAATGTATTAAACCTTGTTACTGCATTTGGCTCATCTTCGACTAAATATGCTTTAGCTCCATAATCAGTAGACGTGTTATTGTAACCTCCTCTTATACGAGCCTCTTCTATAGCCCAATCGCTTGGCATACCTAATGCTCCAGACAAAGTAACTACTGGGTAACCACCTGCTACATTGCTAGGTATACCATCTGAGCCATTCCACATTATGTTGTTGTCAGCTGTCGCAACCTTCTTTAAAACAAAAGAGTTAAAATACTTTACTTCGACTACTGCTCCCATAGGTTATTATTACTTATTTTATTATACATTTCCATTATACTATTTCAAAGCTATATCCTGTAAAACTTACAGCAGTTTCAGTTGGAGTTGAAAAGTTTGTATTACAATCTGTACAAGGGTGAGTTGGCCCTGTACCCGCGTATAAATCATATACAGCATTTTTATTAGTAGAAGTTAAACCGCCAGCTCTAAAGAAAGGTATAGTTTGATTGTTAGAGCAAGTTCCTCCGGTGCTAGTTACCGCATCTGTATTATTTATTGTAACTATATTATTGCCCGCTGTTAAATTTCCTATACCAGTAGTTGGAAATAAATAATAACCATTTTGTCCAACTCCAGCACCTTCTATTCCAATTAACACAAAAGGGTAGCCAAGCTGAGACCCGTCAGTGTCATAGCATTCTAATTCTCCTGTAACAATACTTGTAGGCGTTACACTTAAATCTATTGTAGAAGTGTAGCTTTGCTGCTGCCCTGTGCCCCCTGCGTCTCTTGCAACTAAGATAAATGTGAATTTGCTAGCCGGCATGTTTGGATTTGGCAATATTTTTATAGCTCCTACTTTTGTATTAGTATTTGCGGGGTCATCATTTTGATCTAATTGGAAATAACCAGCGCCTAAAACATTTTGACTACCTGCTGGCGCGTTTAAATCTGTTAAAGTTGTAAGTGTATAATCAAAGTCATTGGTTCTTAAATTAACATTACCTGCGCCATTATGTGCTTTAACTTCAAAAACAGGAGATGAAACTTGTGTTCTATTAGCGCGAATAGTTGTAGGCACTTCTGTTACAACATTTCCATTAACTTTGCGTTCTGTTGTTATAGGGGCTATGTTAATAGGCCCTAAGGGGGAACTTCCAATAGACACAGTATTTGTGGAAGCAACTCCGTCTATGTCCTTCGTTACAACTGTTAATTCAAAATTGAATAATCTTACTGCTTGATTTGTACTAAAAAATATATTATTCACGTACTCAGCAGTTGGCTTTATTATAAAACTGCCGTTTGCATTATATGTTAATTCAAAATACGGAGTAACCGCTTGTACATTTACATTGTTTAAATTAAAAACATTACCAAGAGCTATGTTAAATACTCCAGCTGTTGGACCTGTCGCATTATATACAGGCAAATTAGATCCAAAAGCATCAACTAAATATACAGGTGCAGTAAATATATTATCAGTAGCCGTTATAGTTTCATCCCAGTCAGTTACAAATTGACCAACTCCACCCGCCGCATCACTGGAATTTAAAATTAAAGTGTTTAAATCACTTATTATACCTGTAGTCGTAGTTTCCCAAAATATATCTAGAAGACTATCCACAGGCTCTGTTTCATACACGGCTAAATATTGAATTCCAGGAGTAGCTAATTCACGAACACCGCTTGTTAGCGCTAATCCAGGAGCAAAATACAGCACATCATCTCGTGATAAAACTACTGCATTGTTTAAGCCTATTTTAGCAGGAGCGCTAGAGGTTGCTACATTAAATATTGCAACGTATGTACCCTCTGGAATACCTATACCTGTAACTATTGCGTTGGTAGCTATAGCCCCTGAAATATTTTTTATAGGAATATTTCCGGTAGCTGGAGCTGGAGTAGTATCGGTCCAAGCAGGGTAATCGATAGGGGTTGTGGCTACAGTGTTTATTTGCGCTTCACCTGCGCTATAGTTTAATGTGGATATTTGACCTATTCTATTGTTAGTACTTACTCTAGCAATTAACGGATTTGAGTCTAATAAATAAAACTGCGGAAAATAATTAGGGCTTGGCCTATCATTAGGGTTATAATCAAATAAATCTTGAAGAGTTGATATTGTAGAAACTGTATGAGATTGTCTGCCTGGATAATACTGATCATTCATTAACGAAGGTTCCCCTAGGTTTGATGTACCTGATATAATGTTAGTATCCGCTAAATTTGTATTTTCAACTCTTCCAAATAATCTAACTGAACTTCTAAATTGTTTTTGATTTGGGCCTACTTCGTTTAAATCTCTAGGTACTTTATTTATATTATCATTTATTAAAACAGTATGCGATGTTTTATTTATTTCTAAATCAACATCCTGCGGGTATGCAGCCATTATACCAGGTAAGTAAACATTGTAGTATTCTTGCTCTGTTTGTTTTACAACAATTTTATAAGAATACCAGCCAAGAGGGTTATAATTACTTCCTCCTGCGACTCCGTTGTATATACCAGGAGTTCCTAAGCCTACATTTCTAGACGAAGATATTACAGAATTAAATAATACTTTTAATGAATTGCCAGGAAAAGGATTTTGCTGAATATTATTATCTATGTAAGGAGAATATATTGTGTCCCCTTGAAAAGCATTGCTTTCTGCTGTTACTAAATTTTCATTATTTGAAAGAATAACTGAAGAAGTTCTACCATATCTATCTGATAATACTATACCTACCTGATATGTTCTGTTTTGTTTTACAGTTGCATTAGGATATTCTACTATTGAAACCGTATCTTTATCATCACTAAATGCAGTTATAGTTAAAACAGTATTAGCGGAGGCTGTTGTTATGGCTTTATTTAATGTTATATTACTAAAGTTTGGTTCCGTTCCAGTTACAGCAATAATTTGTGTATCCGCGTCTGCTCCACTGCCTGAAACAAAACTACCTATTTCAATGTTACCAACTCCTCCATTAGTATCTATTACAGTGTTTTGATTATAAGTGTTAGCGGTGGTTACCCGAATTGTTCCACCTTGTAAATTAAACGAACTTTTTTGGCTAACACCCACATTATAATCTAAAGAAGCAGGCGGGGTATGTTTATTTTGAAAATTACCATATACAACTCTGTTGCTGGCTATTTCTTGAGCAAAAGCACGAACGGGTACTTTGTCAAAAACTCTAGTGATTGCATCACTTGGTAATGTTTTTATAGGTTTTTTAGATATGTAATTATATGCAAAAGTGTTTGGATCAACGGAAGGATTTTCTGTTAATTTAGCTATTGGTATTGTATCTATAACTTTTACGGCTAAACCATCAGACTCTTTATAAAGTATTTCTAATTCTTGTATTTTTAAAGCATCACTTATAGTTGATTTAGAAAAAGGTAATGGTATTCTTAATCCTATATCATCAACTTTGTTTTCCATAAAAGAAACTATAGTACTTCTGTACGCTGCTGTTTGATCATCATCTAATTCTAGCTTAAGTGTTTCGGTATCTTTATTGTAAGTAAAATAGCCGTCTTGCTTAGGTATAAATGCAGGTTGGGTAAATGGGGCCATTATAGAATATTCATTGTCGTCAAATCTATATCTATAACTAAATCTAACAAATTTATCTTCTAAGTAAGCTGGATCTCCTGCAAAATTCGGATTATAATAAAGGTTTGGATTTAAAATTATTTCAGCGTTATCTTCAATTTTAAAAGGAAAATTAGTTATGCCAGAAAGAGTAAGGTTCCATTGAGGTGGTGGTGTAGGATTTCCTGGGGGATTTGCAGTATAAGAAACACCAGTAACTGTAGCATTTGGTATAATTCTTATAGTTCCATCATCTTGAACAACTCCAATTGTAGCTGCGCCATAAACTGTGCCGCTTATTGAATCAAGCGCAGGGTTAGTCCCGTCAGCCGCTATTTGACCAGATACAGAATCAATTTTAAGTGGGACAACTGTTGCGCCATTAGCATAAACCTGAGTTGAAAAACCAGCGCCTCCACTTGGAAGAAACTTACTAGTAGCATCTTTCATTGTAGTTTCATACTTTCCAGCACCACCTAAAGCGCTTGGTTGCCACAATTCTATAGCTTGGTAAGGGTTGTATTTTGCTACACTTATTTGATCTTCTGTAGTGTAGTAAGCGGCATTGTCTTCTGCAAAGCCTATATTTATTTTTCTGGGTTGATTATAATTGTCCGTCCAAAATAAAAAATCCTCTAATATATTCGATGCGTATATCCTATGGTCTGTTGAAAAATTTAAAAATGCTCCTTGCACTAATATTTTTGTAGCATTTGCACCACCACTTGAATTGTTTGTATCAAATTGTATTATATAATTTTTAGCTAATTTTTCATATGCAAGAGACTGAAAATTGTTAGTTAAAAATAAATAAACGTAGCCGTTAGATTCATCAACTTGTTGACCTATACATTCTAAACCTGCAACTAATCCAGACGAAGGGGCTATATCAAGTACCGCAAAATTTCCTAATACATTTTCTAAAGACCCTACTGAATCTCCTTCAGATTTATTTACTTGTATATTTACAGCATCTCTATACTCACCCTGAGGCATTAGCCTAGCGTCTAAATCTTTATTTAATTTGCTTTTTATAAAGGTATTTCTTGCTTGTGCCATTAAATTTTAGTGTTTAATCCATTTCGATTTACCTCTCATAACTTGAACTATTTCGTCAAGCTTAATGTTTGATAATCTTATTTTTGCATTTCTAAGCTTTGCTCTTCTATCTTTTTGAAGACGTGCAACTAAGTACTCTTGCTGTCCTGCTCTTGTAGATATCATAGAATACAATATAGACGCGTATAATGCATCTTCTGCTAGCTTAGGTACTTTAGTATCTGAATCATAAGCCAAGCCGTCTGATATGTATTCTAATACAATTAGCTTTCCAGCTAAATTGCTTGAAAAGGACATTTTACCGTCACGTTCGTCCATATTAAACCAACCATTTGCTTGAGCATTCTGCGGATCTAATCCGTATTGTCTTCCCCAATTCCAGCTTCCTTCAAATCCATAAGCATTTTGAAAATCAATAACCTCATCTATACTATTACCTTGTTGGCCATCAATTAAAGTATCATTTGCTTTTTTCCATCTTTCCTCTGTAATAGAAGTTCCTTCTATATTTTCTCCAAAATTGTCTTGTGTTGGTACGCCTGCTTGATCCTGTACAGGTGTTCCAAAAGGAGCTATAGTTAAGTTGTTTGCAGGATATATAATTCTTTTTACACCTAGCTGATCTATCCAAGATACCCTTACGTAGTTAACATAGTCTTGAGGCAATATAACGCTTAAGCTTGCTGGTATATTTAGCTCCTGAGAATGGATACTTTTTAAGGTATCGTAGCTAAATTCTTGCAAACTTCTTTTTGCAAAAAACAATACATCTGATTTTTTAGCAGTTTGTATTAATTTACCATCACCCACATAGCCAACCATAAAGTTGTCTATAGCATCTGTTAACTTTATATATTCATAGCTTCCGTAATTATCCTCTACGGTATCTCCATAAGCCTTTTCAGCTTCTGTTTGACCATACTTGCCTCCTGTTAAAACTTTTAATTGCACAACAACAAAGGTTCCTGTAGCTAAAGTAGCTGTAATATCTATAACATTATTTACAACAGTGTAAGCTAATAAATACTCTGTATAAGTCCCAGGCAAACCATTTGCGCTGGTATATACTTTAAAGTTATTTAGAGCATAATCTGCATTAGCGGGGTTCCAATTACCGAATACTAAATCTGTATCAAATGTAGTTGGGTATACTTGAGAGTTGCTTCCTGTAGATAAAAAGCCTTGAGCTCCTTGGTAGTATTGTTGATTAGTTTCAGTTATTAAACCCATTTGTTATTATGATTTTTCGTTAATTGACGCTTGTTGTGCTTCTTGAGAAGCTACCTGTATTATAGTAGGATCGTTTATTATAACTCCTGCGTATTTTAATATGCCAATTATTAAGTTATTTTTTTCAGATATATCTAATTCAAAGTCTACAGACGGACCAGAAGCGCTAGCATCATACAGGTATTGTCCTTGTGTACCAATATTGAATCCCCAATTAGGAACAGTTGGTGCGAAAAGACAATTTATATTTAATGTCATATTTGTAACAAAAGGAGTTACTTTGACAAGAAGTTGTTGCACTATAGATGGAGCAACCAATGTAGTTGTTTGAGTTGTTACCGCCAATGGATATTGAACGGTTGGAATAGTTAATTTAGATCTTGTAATTTTATTAAAATCTGATTGACTAACTAATTCAGTTACAGAATTGTAAGTAGGATTTCCGGGATATGTTGATACTATATTTCCTATTTTATATATAACACCAGCCCCTGAATATATAAAACCAAGGTTTGTTGTGTTATAAGTAAAAGCAGCATTTCTTTCAAACGGAAAAAGTTTATAAGCGGTGTCTTTAAACATGTTAAAAAACTCCGTATCGTTTTGAGTATTTTTTTGATTTTGACGGTTTAATTGATTGCCGTCTGGAAAATAAGATTCGAATATCTCTGTTTGCACTTGTGCTGCTAAACTATTAAATTCAGCCGGAGGTATATAACCTCTTTGTTCTTTGTTTAGAATGTACAAGACTGTTTGATATACTGTGTTTATACTTACTGCCATTTGTTTATTTTTATATACTAAAAAGGCGGCCGAAACCGCCTATATATAGTATCACTTGTTTTTATAGTTTTTTATCTATAGATTTATAGATTTCAACGCCTTCATCTGTTTTTAAGAAAGCCGCGAACGCTGAGTAAGGGTTTTCGTCAAAAGGAACGTTCATTAGTTTTCTGCCAGTTGACACCCAAGTAAATGTTCTTTGATCTTGTGATAAGCTTATAATGCCATTTTCTTGTGCTCTAATAGCAAAGTTTCTAAGCTGTACATTTTCATCATTAGCTAAGTTAATAAACAAAGCTGGATTATTTCTAGCAAATAATAATAGATCTCTTCTTAACTCTTTTGAACTCATTGCGTTTACTTTAGAACCTAATTCAACTCTAAGTATTGCTTCTGCTTGATCTACATCCATAGATCTAGCTGCGTTTAATGCGTCAATTTGTAGATCTAAAATATCTAATTGATCCACTGCTTCTTTAATTGCGCTAAACTCTTCGTATATTCTTCCTTTTAATGGGTGATATAACGATAATAGCTTTTGCAAATTTTGTTTTTCTTTTGGGACTATCAAATCACCGTCTTTAAATATAATGTGGCCTAATGTTGCTTCGCCTTTTTGCTCATCTATAAGTGGGGAGTCCTGATTTGTAGCATATCTAATCTCTCTTTGTCTGCCCGTTGATTCATCAAAATATAGTAAAGAATGTTTTTTTGTATGTCTGCTTGGTATTGTTAATGTTAGGGGATTTTTATTACTTCTTAAGTAATAAACCCTATCTTTTATTTCCCAACTTGGTTTAGTTGTTTTTGGAGCGGATTTTACCGCTGCTTCTTGAGGTGCAACCTCAACTTGCTTTGCTTTAGCTTGTTTAGCCATAATATAATAAAATTAAATAGTTATAAGAGTAATAATTACCCCCGTTAGTTCAACGAGGGTAAGAATTACATTAATGTTGAATCAATTAGATTCCTTTAAATAATACAAAGTTGTTAGCAGCTTGTGTTACTAAACATCTTTCAGACAGGAAGTTTACTTCCATAGCATCTAAAGTAGATGTAAATGCACCACCGGCAGAACCAGTTAACCAAGACTTCATTCTTCTGTCATCAGCTTGTGAAGCTCTATAACGTACGTGTAAGAAAGGTCTACGGATATTAGTTCCTAAAACTTGATCATATACTGTAGAAGTTCCAGCTGGCACTAATACACCTTCAATTGAACTTATTCCGTCAATACCTCCACGAGTAGAAGCGTCGTTTAAGTATTTCCAGTCAGTTTTGTAAAAGTCGTAAGAACCTCTTCTAAATCCTGAGAATCCAAGGTTTAAAGCCATTTCTTCTGAATTTTCAAATAATCCAAAAGCAGTGCCTCCAGCAAATCCGCCAGATATACTAGCTAGCATATCATCAAAATCTAAAGCAGTTTGTCTTTGCAAGAATAACATATTTTCTTCGATAGCTCCTTGAGTGTCTAAGTTTTTCAATATGTCATCAAAAGCATCCAATCCTGCAGCAGCAGTGAATCCTACATTTACATTTCCACGATCTTCAATAGCGGCAAATAAACCTTCAGTTCCAGCTAATTTAGCAGTTGTAACAGCTGCAATGCCATCATTTTTTTCACCTTCAACCATTGACATTTCTAAATAATCTTCAAAACGTAATCTTGTTTCAGATTCAGCTTTTAAATACCATAAGTATCCAGATGTTCCGTCTTCAGTCGCAACTTCAACCCATCCAATTTGCGCCATATCAGAACCATTAACGCTGTATTGGCTTCTAATAATAATTGGGGTATTTGCATACTGCGTAAATTGCGGCTCTACAGATACTCTAGCATTAGCGCCTGTCATATCTACTCCTTTTTGGTAAGCAGAACCATATACAAATATTTTTAAAGTAGCAGAACCAATTGTGACACCGTTGTCTGCATTCTCTAAAGCCTTATTGTTAAAAGGTTGTACGGTGATAGCTTTAGCTCCAGCACCAGGAGCAGAAGCAGAAACAAGACATTTAGCCTCGCCACCAGTTGCAGGGTCTAAAACAACTATAGTATCATTTACAGAAATAACATTATCTACTCCCGCAGGTATAGTAATAACGTTACCATTAGCAGGAGCCGCACCAACGCCACCTCCAGTAGCAGAACAGTCATCATAAGCAATGTGTAATCTATTTTGTTCTGACCAAATTACTTGATCACTTGACATTGGCATTTCAGCGCCAACCATTCTTAAGAAGCCAGATAACGTACGATTTCCGTAACGCTCTACTTCTTGTTCGTATACTTCTGGTAGGTATTGCTGTGCAAAAGTATCGCTGTTTCCAGCACCACCATCGTCGAATTTTAGGTAGTTAGTATCCAATAGCTGTTGAGTTTGGCTAGGGATAATACTACCAAATTGAGGAGTTAAACTCATAATTTTTAGTTTTTTTAGTTAAATTTTTTTGTTTTAATTTTCAGTTTTGTAGAGTCAGCACCTGAAATTGCTTTAACTTTAAATCCATTTAAAAACACTTCACCTTGAGTTGACCTAGCTTTGGCACTACTTAAGTTTTTTGAACTGTTTACGACTTCTTTCACAGCGTCTGCTTTTCCTTGCTCATAGAAATGAGCGGCAATCTTATCTACATTGTCAGCGGCATACATAGCTTTGTGATAACCTTTTGTATCTGTAACATTACCTTCAGCGTCTAGGAACTTCCCGACAAGGTTTTTAATGTTAGATTGGCTTTCTGCAACTTTATCACGATTTTGAATGTTGTACTTATAATTCTTTTCGCCAACTTTAATATCGAAACCTTCGAAACTGTCGTTAAAAAGCTGTTTAGTACTTTCTTTAAATTGCGTGTGCTGTTGCTCAGCTTGTTCTTGCTGCTTATTATATCGGTTAAAAAAGTCCATAGCTTTTTGTTGGTCTTGAGTAACGCCCGGTCTCAACTTGATCTCGTCGTAATATTTACTCTTAGTTTCCTCTAAATAGCCTTTGGCTTTTGCAACTTCTTCTTTAAACGCAATTTTCTTTTTGCGCATATCTTTTTCCTCATCTACGTCTTCGTCATAAACAAAGTCTTCTAAAATGAGATCTATATCTTCGCCTTCTAAATAAGGCTTTTCTTTTTTGTAATATTCTTTTAACAGAGTAACATCGTCTACTTTTGAGTAGTCAGCGTTAAGTCTTGTATAGTCCTCTATTGTCCCGCCTGTTTCTTCCATAAAGGAAACTAGCTTTTCAATATTTTCTGGCAACTGTTTGCCTAATATTTTTTCGTCTCTTAGTGCTTCCTTAACTTCGGCTTCAACCTTAGCTACTTCGACTTCTTTGATTGGAGAAAACCTCTCAGCATCCTCGTTGGGCTCTTGTATAGGTTCTCCCACCTTTGCGCTATCTCCGGATGGTTCTTCCACAGATATCTTCTCTGTTTCTCCGATTTGAATGGCATCTTCTTTTTGTTTAGGTATTACTACTTTCTTGACGTCTGGCTCTAACTCAATTAAGGGTTCTTTCATGTTTACCTTAACTGGTTCTTCGCTTACGTTTGTTAGTTTTTTAGGAGTCTTCTTTTTTAATTTAAACTCACCTTCCTGTTTAACAGGCTCATTTGTTTTTACTTTTGACATAATATAATATAATTAAATAGTTGTTACTTTCTACATGAAAGCTTGCATGCCTTGTTCAGGCTGATTTTCAAAGTCTATAGGTAAGCCATCATTTTTTCTTTGGCTTATCAATTCACTTTGTTGTGTAGCTTCCATTTTGCTACGTTTATCTTTGCGATCTTCAATTGCTCCTTCTTTTTGCTGGATCGTTTGAACATCTAGTTGTTTAAGTTGCATATCGTATTGGAATTTTGTTTGCATTTTTTGTGCTTCTAATTGTGCTGCAATTTCCATACGCTGTATTTCCATTTGATTTTTTGATTGTTCAAATTGAACATTAGCACCCATTATAGCCTCTTGCTTTTGTACTTCAGCCATAGCTGTTTTTTCTGCAGTATCTGCCTGTGCTTGTCCTTGAGCTGCAATATTAGCTTGCTGATTAGCTTGATCTTGTTTAGCTTTTGCTTTGCGCTTTATTTTAAGCATTTGATTTGCTAGCTTAAGATTTTTTATTTGTCTTAAATCTATAGCATCTTCTAAATTTAAACTACCTTGTTGTAATGAAACTTGAATGTTTGCTTCAAGCTGCGCTAACTCTTCGTCATCTGGCTCTAACTCTAAAAATATACCAAAATCGTGCAAGTTTAAATTAATAACTTCGTCTAAAGTTTTTATATTAAACGTTGATATAGAGTTTTGTAATGCACTTCTTGTAAGCGGAAATTCTAAAGCATCTGCTATTTTAAGAGCAATGTTTTCAGCCAGTTTAAGTGTTATATAAAGACTAGACTGGTTAATATGTCTAGTGGCAACATTAGACGCATTAGCGGCCATCTTTTGCAGCCCTACAAGCGAGTTCTTGTCCATTGCTGTACCGTCTCTTGCTTCATTTAACCCTGTTACATCGCGTATCATTTGTAAATAATATTGATACGTTTGTATAAGCGCTCCTATTTTAGCTTGACCGCTTGAGCTATTAAGTTCTTGAATTGGTACTTTACCGGCATTCATATCACCGTCTTGTGTAAGTGATCTACCTACAATAGAACCTGTTTGGAAATACATATTAAGTGCTTCTGCAGGATTGTAGTTTGTGCCATTACCTAAATCAACTTCTGCAAGTCCGTCCATATCTAAGTATACACCGTCTGGTACCATACGAGATAAAACTTGCTGCAGCTTTAAATGAGTTAATTGAATCATATCAGCAAAACCAATACATTTGCTTACAATAGATTCAATTCTTCCTTTGTACATTCTAGGCGCACATATAGCATAATTCATTTCAACCTTAGTTGTATCTGCGACAGGTCTTGTCATGTTTTCCGCTAACTCCCATTTAAGCATATCGTTATTACCTAACACTTTTGCTCCTGTATATAATACTTCGATAGATCTTGATACTCTTTCAAAATTATCATTTTCAGGCGGGTTAAATGTGTCTGGCTTTTCTAAAGCTTTCATCAGCCCTTGTTCTGTTTGCTTTATTTTAAATACTTGATTGTGATATGTTTTGTATTCAAAGTATAAAAC